TCAGCTTGCGGCATCGGCGGTAATGAAATTTGGATAACAAAGCCGTGATTTTCTACCGCGCTTTGCGCCGGTGCTGCAGGTTGGTTTTGCGCTTTCATTTCCTGCGCGACCGCCGCCGCTTCCGCCTGTACTTTTGCCTGTTCTTCCGCTTCCAGCTTGGCTTTCTCGGCTGCCGCTTCGGCGTCTGCCTTGAGTTGTGCTTCGCGTTGCTTTTCATCTTCGATACGCTGCGCCACAATTTCTTCCAAGTCGTCTTCTCCGGCGATCAGTTTCACCGCGTCGCTAAACAGATATTCATGCGAGATTGGGATAAGTTTTAAACGCGATTGCAGACGCGCGATTTCTTGGGCGATTTCTGCCAGCACTAAGTTTTTCTCGGCGGTTACGCCTTTTACTAAACCGTCAATAGTGCGCTTGTTTTTTGTCGCCCATTGCATACGTTGGTTAATTTCGTTCTTCGGTGTAGTGATTTCCAACGCGAGGGATATAGCACTTTCGGTGCAAGTTTTATTGCGCACATCCATGATTTCCGCAATAGCTTCATCGGCAATACGTTGGCGCACTTCCGCTTCTTTGGCTTTTACCAATTTATCGCGACTTAAACGTTCATCGCGGAATTTGTCTGCGATCGCTTCCGCCTGTTCGATCAGTTTATTAATATCGCCGCGCTGTGCGTTTTTAATTGCCGCGCGGGTTTTATCTTCCAACTCTTTAAGGATTTTCACTTCTTCCTTTGCGCGCCCGAAATCTTCGTCAGTCTCAAAGGACTGTGTGAGCGTTGATAAAAATTGATCGGCTTGTTTTTCAAAGTCGGTAATATTGGTTGAAAGCACACGGCTTTCGGTGGAGAGAATCAGATCTAACATATTAATTTCCTTTTTAGTCCTGGTCATAATCATTCATTCTTGCGTTTAATTCACGCTCTGCGATTTTCTTAATCGCCTCTTGTCTATAAGACTCATAACTTGCGCCGCTACCAATAGCAAGCCAGAAATTATCGTTATCACACAACATTTCCGTGAGTTCGTGATAATGCGTTTGGTCGCCTTGTTTTAAATCATTGTCAATTTCTGCGGCGACTTCGTCTAAGGCGATTTCATAGCCCGTTTGCCAATCCACTTCACGTTGGTTAGCCGAATCAAGCTGAGAGTAATAATCAGCGTAAGGTTTCATTAGTTTGCTCCTGGCTCATTGATTTCAATCTGAAGTGATGTCTTTCGCAAAAATCAATGCGGTGTTGGCAATACTCGATATTCTTTTTAACTGCCGTATTACGTTTGGCGTTCGCCCAATTCTTTGCGGCCTCAAGGTAATGACCTTTCTTTTCTGCTTTTACTGCCGATTCTGCGTAGGTTTTGTAAGTCAGTTTCATTATTTTTCCCCTAAAGTGCGGTTAATTTCTGCTTGTTTTTGTTCTGTATAAGCTAAGGCCTCTTGTTTCGCTGGCTCTGTTAGATTTGGTTGATATTGTCCATGTTCGGCAATCCACTGTATGCGAGCTTGTTCACGCTCTAAGGCTGTTGGTTCGCTTGCAAAACAATAGGAGATTCCGCCAATCAAAAAGGCGATAAACATCGCACAAGTAATCTTTGCTAAAGGGCGTGTGATTTCTGCGAACACATCAGTAAATTTTTCCATTTTTTGTTTCCTTTTTAATCAATTTAGTGAATTTAGGGTGTAAAAATCCGCCACACGATTTTTCAAAAGTGCGGTCGGATTTTGTGGTGTTTTTAGAAGTCGATTTTGACTGCTTTTGGATTAAAGCCTCGCAAGTGTTTTAATACACGCCAGTTTGTCATTGGGTCAATCTCAAACTCTTGTGTAATGCGGTTTAAGATTTTGTTTGTTGAGCGTAACACGCTTAAATATTCGTAAGCCTGTCCGTAGATTTGCCCGCTCATGTTCGAGCCTAACACGTTAAAAGCTCTTTCAATGTGTTGGAAAGTGCCGACGCCACGTTTGAAAGCAAACCATAACCAAGCAAGCTGTTGTAATTCATATTCGGTAAATTCAAACGTGAATTTCTTTTCAGGCTCAGGTAGTGCAAGTTGTTGTGGTTGAAGTTGATATTTTCCTGTTTTGCGAATAGTAGGTAATACTTCAGCAGTGACCCAGCGTTTTACTTTTTTAGCCTGCTCTAATTTTGAACTCAAGACTAATGAATACATTCCGCTTTCATTCACGAAGAGAACTTGAGCACGTTTATTCACTGTATTGACGATCTCACGTTTCGTTAGGTCGTCAGGATCTACGTGATCTTTAATCGCTTTATGTGGATTTTTATATTGCAATAACTCTGCAAGCTGAGCTGCTCTAAAAAAGATCTCATTGTTTTCTACAATGGTTTGAACAGGAGTGTTTTCAAATTTGAAGATAGTAAGATTTGACATTTTTGTACCTTTCGTTTTAGTTTAGTTAGTCGTTCGCTTAGTAGGCGGACGGGCTTCAACTACCAACGAAAGATGGCGGAGCTTATTCCCTTTCGGTGTTTTATTTAGCTCTCTCGACCCGACCATAAACGATCGATACCTAAAATTCAGGCACAAAAAAACCGCTTTTGGACGGGCGGATAACCGTCTTTCGTTTGTAGTGCGGTTATCTTATCCGTTGATGGCGGTTTTTGTCAAATTAAATTATGTTATTTTTTATTGATAGCATTCACAATAAAACAAGTACTACCAATAATGGCTAATGCTGCAGCGAGTGAACAGAATGTTGTGGCATAAGTGCCATTAATTATGTAATTGTAGCCATCACCGCCTACGTACGCATTAACATTCAAACTTGATAGATCTGGCCCAAAATTTTTATACATCATAATTTTACTAAGACCATATCCAATAGATACAACTGCACCGATATAGCACAACCAGCCAAATAGCATTAGTTCAACACTATTACCTTTCTTCTGTTGACTTGCGCTTGTTTCTGAAGTTTCCATAATTTTTCCCTGTTCTCAGATACAAAAAAAGCCACTTAATTGTGGCTGCCGACTTTCTGTTGAAAGTGGGGGTATCTTAATCCGAAGTGGGGGCGGTGTCAATTTATTATTTATCCTTTAAAAAAATCCCCTAGTGCCAAAGTGTGAAAGCAGCTAGTGGCTAACCAATTTAAAGGAGATTTTTTTAATTATGAAAAACGCTGTTCCCAGCTAGAGCCGCTCTTTTCTTTATCTCTTTCAGATAGGCTGTTTTCTTGTTTTTCTTCCATTTTTAACCTCGTTTGTTTTATGTTTGCCATTTCAAAGCACACTTCTCTCTATCATTCGCAGAGGTTTCACAAGCCTCTGTGTCTCTGTACTTCAAATGTGCTTTAAAGTGGTGCCGCGGGAGAGATTCGAACTCAACTATCATCCGGTTATGAGCCGGTTGCTTTTACCTATTAAGCTACCGCGGCAGTTTACCGTCTCTCCGGTATGTCACGCTGTTATGAAGCCGCGTTTGCTTGTATTTTTTCACCCACCGTAACTCCACTTTCGGCAACTGCACCGTTTTTCACTGGCTTCGTAATTGGCGGACTTAAAACTTGTCGTTGCATAGTAGGGTAGGGCTTTCAATCTACACGACCACTGCGCACCGTTATGCGACAAGTTTCTTTAACCAAATTGTCTAAAACTCAAAACAGGTTAATGATGAGTGCCTTTCTTTATACTTGTAAGGCTCAAGTCCTCTTGTATGCGACTACATCGAGGAATATAATGTTTTCTGCGACTACAATTTAATCAGAGGAAACATTATGAAGAGAGAAAAAGAGGAGAGAGGTCATGTTCCACCAAGACCGACTCCACAGCCTAAACCAAGATGAGGAATAAAAGATGGAAGGGAAAAATCGAAATGATTTAGTATTTGAGTTGTATTACAGCTACAACTTAGAAAATCTGTTCTATCATTGTAATGCTCGGCTAAATAATCTATTTACTGTCGTGCAACTATTATTATCTTCCGCCATTATTGGCGATTTAAGCAGTTATACTCCACCAAGTGTAAATATCAATATCATTATTGGGTTGATCTTGGCGGTATTAAGTGCATTATCATTAGTATATCGTTTCGGGGAAAAAGCGGTTTCTGCTCGCATTGGTGCAGATCGCTATTCCGCTTTGATTCATCGGCACAGTAAAATGACGGATGATGAACTTGCAGACGTTTTACTTGAAAGCAATTCACTTGATAATCACATTACAGGGGTTTTCGCTGATATTGCGTATAAACGCTCAGCCATTCAACTTAACTTGCAAGATGATACAAAATTAACCTGCTATCAATCATTTATTGCTAAATTTTGTGGAGAAAAATTCTAATGGCAGAACCAACCCCATCACAAGAAAGTTATCAACCTAAACGGCCTACACCGCCACCTAAAAAGTGATTTTTAATAGCTACTCATTTGAGTGGCTATTTTTTTACCCATCACTAACCTGTTTCAAATTTTTAAAGAGCGTTGCCTTTCGGCTTGGTTGTAAAACCTTTATTCAAGCCCTCGCGGTGAGGGCTTAGTAAAGATTCTTATTGTTTTGTTAATTGCTCCGCTTTTACTGGGAACCAGTAACATTCGTTGTTTAAGTGGATAAATCTTTCTGTTTTCACATCCTTAACATCTTTGGCGAAACCGATGATTTTGTAAGGACCAAATTTAACTCCATTCTCATTTGTGTAAGTGACAAGCTCATCAACTACAAAATCACAACCGCTTGGAGCTTTATCGTTAATTCCTTTTTTAAAGTTTAGAATCTCAATCATTTTGTTCACCATGTGTATCTCGTTTTGATGGGTGTATAATATAAGAAATCTTATATGCAGTAAAGCGGTTTCTTATAGAATTTTATATAAATTTTATAAATATTCTTATATTTAATTGATTTTTAAAGAAAAGAATTTTGTTTGTTTGCTTGTTTTTTGAGCAAAAAGATGGCGAAACAGGGCTGCACTTTGAAAAAGTGCGGTAGAAAAGTGCGATGTTTTAAGTCTATTTAGATCTAAATCAGATCT